ATGAACTGGTGGCTTTGAAGAAAGCTCCCACCAAATTTAGGCCCATTAGTGGGGCCGGATGTGCGTATACTATAAATGTTAAAAGATATTTTGGCAAATTCGCAGCCTATATAAATGCTAATAACATTAACATAGGTTATGCTGTAGGTATCGACCCTATTAAAGATTGGGATCTTCTTGCGAGAAAACTATTGAGTAAAGGAGAGGATATTGGAGCTGGTGATTTCAAATGGTATGACAAGCGCGAGCAACCCTGTATTATGTGGTCTGCACTGGATCTTATAAATGCGTGGTACGATGATGGAAAGGAGAATGCTTTCATCAGGACCATGCTATGGCTTGAGGTAGTTAACTCATGGCATGTCTTTGGTTCTGCAATTGTAGCGTGGATATTGGGTATGCCCTCAGGCAACCCCCTCACTATTATCATAAATTGTATAGTTAACAAACTTGCATTTAGAAAGTGTTGGAAAATACTCATGGTTACTCTTCCTTTTAATGAAGCTGTATACTTGGCTGTGTGTGGTGATGATAATGTCTTCTCGGTCCTTAAACATCTGACACCTGTCTTTAATGAGTTTACTATAATTGAGCCCATGGCGCAACAGGGTTTCCTATATACCACTGAGTCCAAAGATGAACTCACGAGTTATGTTCCTAGAGGCTTGACAGAGGTCGAGTTTCTAAAAAGGGGATTCAGGTATTCACCTGAATTCCAGAGATGGATCTGTCCCTTTCGGCTTTCTACCGCACTTGCTTTGAGCTATTGGTATAGGAGAGGCGATGAGCTAATCCTTAAAGAGAAAGTTTGGCTCACTCTTAGAGAGTTGAGTCTACATGGAGAGGAGGTATTTAATAAATACTCGAAGCCTCTGCTAAAAGCATATGCTAAGCATACAAGAATGAGATATGGCTGGTTTCCTGCTGAAAATTACCTTGATGTTGTAGAAGACGTCTTCAAGGTTAGTATATCCAACCCCATAGAGTTTCCAATTCTAAAAACTGTCCAGATAAGACATAAAACTATCCCCATTGAGGCTAATGGTCCCCTTGCTTTACAGGACCATTCTGCTACTTTTCCTGAAAGTGGAATAAATGACTCTAAGCAAAGTCATAAAACTACAGCTAGGTACAGTCCGACCGTT